ATCATTCGTTATTCCCCTGTTATGGTGTGATGCCTGGCAACGTGATCGTTGACGGCCCAGGATCGAAGGACTGCCTGTTGCCGAGGTCGTTGAGGCCGTCCAGCACCGTCGAGAAGCCGGTCGCCCAGACGGCAATGCGTTCGTCTTCCTTGGTGTACGGGGCGGCTTCCAACAGCGCTCCGTAAAGGTAGATGTCCGGCGCCAGCGTCAGCAGCCAATTGGTCGTGTTGCTGGCCAGCGGCGGAATGAGCGCCCGATAGGTCATCTCGAGCGTGTAGGCTTCCTTTGGCGTCGGAAGCAGCTCGATCTCAGTACCCACAATGGAGAAATACGCGGGCTGGCCCGTCACATTGTCGCGCGAGTAGCGAACTTCATCCATCTGCGTGCCGCTCAGGAACTCCAGCGGCGGCTTGCCAGTCACACTCGAAAGACGAATACGCCGCATGGTCTGGAAGTCGTCAGGTAGTGTGATGAACTCAGGCTCGGCCGAGTTAAGGTCAATCAAGGCCGTCGATCGCGTTTCCATCTGCGGGACGAACAGAACGCGGTTTAGCTTGGCCTCGCAGAGCGTGATGAACTCGGGAATGCGGCCGCTCAGGTCATCTCGGGCAAGCCAGTTCGCGACCGCGGCCTGCAATTCGACATAGTTGGAGATCGACACTTAGACGCGCCCCCGGAATGTGCGGTATGGCCGGTTTTCATCCCGATTGAGCCAGTCCTTGATGAAGTCGGTATCGCCGTCCTTCAGACGAGCAGCGAAGTCTCGATAGAAGATGTTCAAGGGGATGCTGGCCATTTTCGTGCCGATCGCATCATTGCTGAACCGCTTGCCATAGGAGTCGTTCAAGCTCTCCCGGTTCTGCGCGAGCAATTGTTCTTCGACCAGGTTCTCGGTCTTGCGAAAGCCGAGACCCTTTTCCTTGTCCACCCAGTAGACGTAATGGCGACGTAGCCCGTCTTCTGACATCTTCTCGAACTCCCAAGCGTAATCGGGAATTCGGGATGGATCAGGCAGCGATGTCATCAGCTCGCGCGCCGATCTTCTTGGAGATGACGTACTTGGCCTCATCGAGAGGCACCCTGATCTGAGTGCCGGCCCAGATCTTGGCGTTCACCTTCGACCCGTCCTTCATCTCCATTTCGCCAAAGCCAACGCCGGGCGATTGGTGCGGCCTCATCACGCCTTCGATGAATTCTTCGGGCTCGACAATCTTCCAATTGCCGATCGCGTCCTTGCGCTTCACGGCTTCCTTGAGATAGCCGACGATTTCGTATTGGCCTTTCGGCACGTAATTCTTTTCGAGAAGCACGGGGAACAGCTTCGTCTCAGTCTTAGCCTCAGGAGGGCTCATGTCCGGTTCCTTGGGTTTGCGGTCGTAAACGCCCTTGGGCATTTTCACTCCGAAAAGGAAACGACGGCCCGAAGGCCGCCGCTTGAGTTTGAATTAGACAGCGGCGCTGAAGGGCGACGCTTCGGTCGAGGTGCAGACAATGCCGCCGTCCAGCAACCAAATGCCGGAAGCCGCATCCTTGAACCGCAGCCACGTACCCTTCACGCCACCGGTCGTGGAGCCGTTCATGGTGATCGTGTCCGTGGTGGAGGCGGTCGGCAGCGACGTGCCGGCGATGTCCGTAGTCAGATGGACAACGCCCTGCATGATGTCGGTCGAGTTCGCCACCTGCACGACGCCGCTGCCAGACGCGATGGTTGCCACGTAGAACAGCTCGTACACGTCGCCCTTTCCGCTTGACGCCGGCAGGGTGATGGTGAAGCCCGTGGTGTTGTTCACGTTGACGATGTTGTCGCCGTGCGTGACGCGGTTCAGCGTCGTTGCAGCGGTGATGGTAACCGGCTGGTTCTTGTAAGACATTTTCAGTGCTCCTTAGGTGCTGGAGGTCAGGCCGAAGATGTCAGCGATGACACCGTGAGCAGCTTCGTTGTTGACCAGCAGGCTGTATTCGGTGATCAGAACGCGCTTTTCGGCGTCGCCCGTCTTCGCCGGCTTCTCCAGGCTGATGTCGTCAAACACACCGAGAGAAACCATGCGCGGGTCGATCAGGAAGGCGTTGCGGGCAACAGTCGCACCCGCCCGAGCCATCTGGCGGTTCGGAACGACCGAAACCGGCCCGAAGTCGGACATGTACATATCCGCCGCGGCAACGATCGTGGTCTGGCCGCTCTTCGGAGTCTCGTAACGCTGGTTCGCAACGTTCGTATCCGACATGAAGGTCGAGAAGACCGTCTTGGCGTAGGGCGAAACCATCAGCGTCTTGGGAACGCCACCAGCGTTGTAGGTGGAGAGGATGGTCGCATCCAAAAGCGCCTTGGTCATCGCGCGCTGGGTGCCGTTGGTGGCCGCATCAACGACGCTGGTGCTGCTGTTGAAACCGCCCGAAGCGCCGCCACCGCCGCCAATGCTGTCATTGGTCGCCAGCCACGCACGGAAGCCGCCAAGCTTACGGTTGGTCGCGCCGTTGCCCGAACCCGCGGTCGATGCCTGGTTCGAAAGCACGATGCCTTCCATGTCGCAACGCAGTTCGACGCCCTTCTTGGCGATCTCGCGGGCCAGCTCCGACTTGCGGCCGGCCTTCGAGGTCTTGTCCTGGGTGCGCGCGATGACGATGCGCTTGTCCGAGATCTGCGTGTAGTTGCCTACGCGGGTGGTCGGGGCGACCGCATCATAGGTCCAGTCGTTACCTTCCGGCTGGTTGTTGTTCAGGTCGATAGCGCCGAGCGTGTCGATCTGCCACTCGGGGTGGACAGACGCGACGGGCTTGCGGCCGATCAGCGACAGGAACGGGGTTTCTTCTGGGGTAATCTGGTAGATCTTGTCTGCCAGCTCTTCGCGGTTACCTACCGCGTCGTAGGTTTCATAAGTGTTGGCAACCTGTGCCATTGTGTGTCTCCGTTAAAGATCAAGGTCCATGAGGGAGCGCACGCCGGCATCGAAATCGCCGGTCTTGCGCAACTGCTCGCTTCTCACCTGACTTTCGCGGGATGTTTTCGCCTTCGGGTCCATGCGCTTCTTGCCCGTCAGAACGGGCTTCGACTGCACGGCTTGTTTGACGGCTGGGAGATTCTTGCGTGCCCGTCGATACGCCGCCAAATCGCGGAATATCGCGTAGGTACGATGGTCAACGGATTGGTCCATCTCCTCCTGGGAGTAACCGTATTCCGCCATCGTCTCGACAGCATCGGCCCAGAACTTCTTGTAGACCTCGGGCTTCTTCAGCTCCGGCATGGCCTCGACAAGCAGTTTGGCCTCTCTGTCGCGCAAATCTTTCTGCTGCTGCTGTTGCTCCTGCGTCAGCCGGGCCTGTTCGCCCTTCGCCGCGTTCTGCAACTCATTCAGCATTCCAACCTTGGCTTCGTAGTCCTCCTTCGCTGCCATGTAACTGAGCGGGTCAAACCTCGGAGAGGTCTGATCCATCAATGCCCGGTCTGGCGGCTGTGGAACGAACTGCTGAGCTACCTGAAGGATGTAATCCCGCTGCGCCTGTAAGGTGCGAGCGTGTTGTTCATATTCGGCCTTCTGGGAGGCCAAGGATTTACGTTCCTCGGCGTTTTCCTGAGAGCCGCGTGTGAACGAAGCTTGTGAGAGATAGCCCCGCTTGAGGTCTTGAACGGAGATCACTGATCCGTCTTTCAGACGTACATTCGCGGTATCGGCCGCGAACTTGCCTGACTCGTAACCGGGTCCGTCCTTGTCCTCTTCGGACTCTTCCTCTGTTGCTTCCTCGGATGCTTCGGGCTCTTCGCCTTCGGCTACTTCCTCGGTCGCCTCTTCTTGGCCCTGATCTTCTTCCTGGAGGTCCGTTTCCGGGTCCGTCAAAACATCAGTAAGTGCGTCAACTCCGTCATCAAAAGACAACGGGGCGTCGTTACCAGCGGCCGGGGCCGGGTTGGTATCAGACATACAATTTCCTTTGGTTTGTTCCGGGAGTCCTAAGCGAAGGAGCCGGGTTCTTCCTGCACGTCTGCCGCCATGATGTAGCGGTCCAGCACGTTGCGGATTTCGTCCACCACGGCGACCTTCTGTTGAAGACGCACAATGGCTGCATAGTTGTCAGCATCAGCCGTCGCGAGCGCGTCGAGCGCTTCAGAGCGAATGTCATCCAATGCCTTGATGAATATCGGGTCGTTCTTGAGCCTGTCGGCTTCCTTGGCGAGGTGATCGCTCACTTCTGCTGACTCACGGCCATAACAGCGAACCTGTCAGCGTCACCATTTTTGGGCAGCCGAACGGTCCTAAACCTTTGATAGCCGAAGCCGTAAAGCACCTTCATCGCATGATTTATCTTGCGGTCACGGGCGTTGTCTCCCGAGATTGCCCGCTCGAAGTTACCCACTTGCACAATACAGTGAGCTAGAATCATGCGTAGAACCCATGCGCTACGACGGTATTGTTCGTTCCGCCAGTACCGCTCGCCGGGCACGTCACCACAATCGCCGTATTGATTGCAGAAGCCGGCAGCGGCGGATCAAAGGCGACGATCAGCGGCGTATTCGCCACTAGGGCGCCCGATGCGAACGAATAGGTGTAACTGCGGGTACCGCCAAGCAGCCCGGCAACAGTCACCGTGACCGGCAGCGCCGTAGTCGCGCCCGAGCCAGTCACCTCAAACCCCGAGATGTAGACCGTAGTCGTCGCAGTGCCCGTCAGCGTAGCTGCGGCCGAGGCATTCGCCACGTTGCCGGAGCCCGCAATAAGCGGCGTGGTGTTCGGGTAAACAAATGCGGACGCTGTTCCCATATCTATTCTCCGCTGGCGGGCTTGGCAGCCGCCGCTTCCATCTTCTGTTCGTGGGCCTGTTGACCCTGAATTGCCTTGAAGGCACCCGCCTCCATCGCCTGACGATGCTGTTCGGCCTGCTGCGCCATCTGCTGCTGTGCAAGCTCACGCTTTAGCTCGAGCTCAGCCATCTTCAGTTCACGCTGAAGCTGGAACTCAAGCAGCGCCATTTCCTTGTCGAACTCGAATTTCTGCTGAGCCTGGATCATCTCAGCCTGTGTCTTCTTGTCCTGCGCCTGAATGTCAGCCTGCATCTGCACGGCCTCGATCTGCGCCTTCCGCTCGTCCGCCTGCTGGTCAAGCTGGGCCTGCTGCTGCCCCAACTGAAGCTGGGTCTGCGCCTTGACCTGTTCCTTTTGCATCTCAGGATCGGGCCGGTTGGCCGCTTCCTGCTTCATCTGCTCAAGCATCTCGGGCTTGATATCCAGATAGAACTGATCCGGGTTCTTGATCCCCGCGCTTTCCGCAAGCTTGATCGCGGTCAGGTTGATCTTCGGCACCATCTCAAGCGCCTGCGCTGAGAAGC